CAACGGATGCCGCCCCAGCCATTGCGATGGCCTTTGGATCAGTGATTCCAGCAAGATAGACGGTGAGACAAGATGCCATGAATGATCTCGCCCATGACGCGGCGAGTGCTTTGAATTCGTTCATACTCATAATCCTAACTTCTTAATAAGCGCCGCCACTTTGACCGCGTTGAGGTTAATCTCAAAGTGCATCTCATCTTTTCGCCCTTTGTAATTACCGCCCCATCTAATGCCATATTTTACGCATAAAGCGTTAAGCATCGGCACTTTCGACGCGTCGAACGTGTTCACCTTTCCGAGAGAATGGCTGAGAGCATTGAGATCGATGGCCGTTCCAGAGCTGTGGTTACTCACAATAGAATCGGATCCGCGTACCTTGCGAAAGCAATAGCCCCAGTCATCTAGCGTTCCCTCATCTATAGGCTCTATTAAATGGTGAAAATCGCCTGTAAAGTTAATAAGTAAGGGCGCTACCTTTTCGGCACACCTTAGTTTTAAGTTGGTGCCGGGTACCTCGTAGGACTTAATGCCTATTTCTGCCTGATCCTTAGATGCAGGCCAGCCGTTAGCCGATAACATCGTGCTCACTATTAGTACATACCCAACGGCAGGTACTCTCATCTAGCACGGCCTCATCGTGGCACTTAGGCGAAATAAAAGCATCTCGTACTGAGTCGTATGTATAACCTATGCCTGCAAAGTTCTTGCGGATATTGGCGTTGTAACTTGTCTTGACCCAAGTGCCGCCAAGCGAGTTCATGAACGCTTCGCCCTCATCGGGTTCGTTATTGTCGCCGACTAACACTCTTAGAACTAAACCTGTTTCATCTATTTCTGCGAAATGACTCATGATTAAACCGCCGTTTTCAAGTAGCGAACGATTACTATTCCGGAACCGCCTTGCGATACGGAACCATCGCCACCAGCGCCAGAACCAGTATTGGCCGCGCCCGATGTCAATACTGCGGTGCCACCATTTCCTGGTGTTGCACCGCCTCCAGTTCCATTTCCAGAACCACCACCGGCAAAATAATAAGTGCCGCCAACATTAGTTCCAGTTCCAGTAACACTTCCATAAGTTGTGAATGCACTTGTTCCAGCACCACCTGCACCACCAAAAGTTGAAACAGGTGCTAAACCTGCCGACCCTGCGCCGCCGCCACCCGATGATGCGTTTGAATTTGAGCCATTTGAACCACCTGCAAAACCATAACCAGTTCCACCTGTGCCCGTTTGCGTTGATGAACCACCTGCGCCATTTGGTACGCCGCCGCCGCCACCCGAACCGCCATTTGCGCCAGTCCGAGTTTGGTCATTTGCACCGCCGCCCCCACCAAGTGCTGCTGTAAGCGAACCAACAGTTGAATTTGAACCACTTGCACCAACTGTAAAAGTTGGAGAACCAGAACCTTTTGCGCCACCTGCACCAATAGTGACAGTTTGTGCGCTAGACAAAGATTGTGCAGTTGCGTAGAAAATTCCACCCGCACCTGCGCCTGCGCCATAAGAAACTCCGCCGCCGCCACCACCAGCAACAACAAGAACATCACAAAGTAGTGTGCCGACTGTCACTCCAAGTGTTCCCGATGATGTAAATGCGCGATAATAGTAAGTTGCATCTGAAGTTAGAGTACCGCCTGTGACAATAGGTTTAAGGTGGCCGCTAATTTGACTTGCCATAATTCCAAGAATTGGCATTAAGAAATATCTCCAAACACTATCCAAGAATTAGCCGCTAGTTTCTTACAGGTTGCACCTGAGTTGGCCACACGCAATTTTGGCGTTGCACTTGTCGCACCCGTTGAAATTACTGTGGTCGTTCCCGGAGTCACTGCGGCAATAGTTGGCTGACCTGCTCCAGTAATCCAAAACACATTTATTTCAATACCGACTGCAAAGTTAAATGTGGCGTCCGTTGGAATTTGAAATTGTTGTGTAGTCGCGTTATTCATGCTGAAGATGTTGTATTCATCTCCGGACTGGAATACGTAATTGGCAGTCTTTGCCGTATAAGTTGAAGCTTTAGTCTGCATGGTTAAAGCTAGATCATAAGCTGATTTCACTGCTGTTGGTGTTGCCGCTAAAACTGATGAAGTTGTCGATGTTGAATCTGAAAGTTGAACGCTTCCCTTTTGTGAAGTCGATGAATCTTGGATTGCGATGGTGACGGCTCCTGAAGTGCCGCCTCCCGTGATTGGAGACGTGACTCCAACTGAAGTGATGTCTCCGATGTCATTGGTGATCCATGCCAGACCAGTTGGAGCAGTTGAATCGGCACTGAGAATCTGTCCATTTGTACCGACTCCCAGACGTGCATCGACAGTCGTGAAAGTAAAGAGATCGCCCTTAGTTGTTAGCGGCGTTTGATCCGTTGGAGTGACCCAAGTGAATGCCATATTAGTGCCTGAAGTCTTTGATAAGACTTGGCCAGTAGTGCCACCGAGCAGATATTGCATCGACGTATCAACGCCCTGCCCGAAGACGTTGAAATCGGCAGGGAGATCAGTGACTAGATCGGTGCTAGTCGGCATCACCCAGCCGAAGTTAGTTGTTGGATTTGCCATTCTTACCCCTTACGCGACGACTGTCGCATCTTGCCACTCGAGTGATCCCGAGATGGTGTTCCATTGTTCTAATACTGACACATCAGACCACTTCATCGCTTGAAGTGAGAATGAGAGTGGCGAAAGTATCGGCGTGACTGAGATGGCATTGTAGGACGCCTTGAACGTCCAGCCTTCGACGAATCCGATGAATGTGCCTGAGACCATATTCAGCGGCATTTCAGAGATTCGCAGTGGAAGTCCCATGAAGATATTAATAAGAGAATCGCGATCCCCATCATCTAGTTCAGGGCTTGTCAGCTCATAAGTGATTTGATTGAACATCGCCTGAGGGTAGGCGCGAAGCTTGAGATAGAACGCGGCTTGGGCATCGGCATCGGCGTGATTCTTCAGAGTCGTTGAGATAATTTGAGCGAGTCTGCCGTAGTTAGAAATCGATTTCGCGTCTTCAAATGGTGTCGTCTCATTGGTAGAGTTCGCGCCGTATTTGATCGTCACCGAGTTGCGAACGTCTCCACCGCGAGTCTGCACCGCCATGCCGTTGGAAAGAGCTTGAGCCGCCGAGAGATCGGTGTATCCATTGAGTGCGAGATACTGACTGCGATGAGTCGAATCCGCATAGGATATTCGCCCGAGTGAATCTTCATAAATATATCCCAGACCCGAGGTTGCTAACGCGCTGACCAGTGAATACATATCGATTCGATCGGCAGTTCGAGCCGCGAGATCATAATCGCCCGGAGTGTCTATCTCACCCAGACCAGTGTTCTCAGCGTGTGCCCAATCAATCGTCGGATCATAGGTCGCCCATGTAATTGCTGGCGGCACTTCGCTCCAGTTATTGAGTAAGAGATCGGTAAGGATTTCCAGAATTTGAGTGCCATCGTGAGCAGAAGCCAACGCGCCATCGGTGAGGGCTTTAGGAAGTCGCGACAATGCACCGAGTGCAATGATTGAGACTGTTTGATTGACTGCCACCGTTCCAGAGTTAGCAACGGCAATCGTGAAGTCTGTAATTGTGCCACCGAATATCGGCGTGAATGTAGCCGTTGAATCTTGCAATTCAATCGTCACGCCATCGTTGATATTAAGTGCAACGTTAGTCTGTTCAAGATTGATGAGTGTGAGATTGACATAACCTGCTTGAGCTTGTTCATAGATATTCGTTCGTCCTGAAGTGATAGTTAGATTCGCCAGAGTGAAGTTCGTATAGACGACCGAATTAATTGTTACTCGCCAGACTGGATTCCAAAGCGTCATGATGTAACGAACGCCCCTGCTCCACCCGTTCCCCTGAAGAATGAATTGTTCAACACGTTGATGATTTGACGTGCAGTGCCTTCGCTATCGATTGCGCCATTGACTGTCAGATTGATAACTGAACCGCCGCCGCCTAGTTGATTATTTGGCACGATGCGACCTGATCCAGATGGGACGAATAATTCGGGGCCGGCTTCGCCGACGATGTAAGGGCTGTTCGCTGATACCAATCCACCTTTTGCAAGTTTAGGGATGACAGGTAAATCTTTAGATCCCGGAATTAGATTGTTCACGACGTTATAGGCTTTGATAAGTGCATTGATGGCACTGATTGCAAGATTGATTCCAGAGACGACGGCGTGGATGCCAGCCGATACGCCATCGATGACTATTGCAACGCCTTGGAATGCTAGTTTGAACGCGCCGCCGATGAAGGGTGCGACAAGTTTTGCAACGGTGAGAAGAGC